TGTAAGAAGAGCTGTTGCCGTAGCTTCTTATGTTATGGTGACAAATAGGGTGGCTTCAAGTGTGTTTGATTTTGCCAATGGTGGTTATCATCCGATGAGTGTTTCGCATACTGGCAATTTTTTGTCAGTATATGATTATCAGAGGAGTAATTATCTTTCTGGTTATCTCCCTAACCTCTTTGATTACTCTACTGCCTCTTATGTAAACATGATGATGTCTGGCAATACCATCAATGGCTTCGACTATCATACCGCCACCTATTTCACTGTTACTGTAAATGCCGGTAATGTAACCATTTTCGATTACCAGAAGGCGCAGTATTATATGTTTTCGGTGAATTGACTAATGAGTCTACTTTAAAAAGTAAGGCCTGTTTAAGATGCTTATATTTAGCCTTCCTTTGGAGGAACAGTATAAACGGAATAACGTAGAAACTGCCATGTTTCAATACAGTTTTCATACACGTAATGGCAATACCCGATATAGGGGCTTGCTCAAACATTGTATGCATATAGCAGATGTATGTGGATGAACCTCCGAAGGATGGTAATATTTCAGATTTCAATATTTCAAAGATCGATATTGGCCCTTTTCGGGCCTATCAGAGAAGCTTTCGGCTCTTTCAAGGCGATTTCTCGAAAGATTATCACCAGCGGAACCGATTGCTATGTTTCACTCAGCATGACACACTGATCATGCTGGATTCAAAATATGCCCCTTTTTAAAGTGGGCTCAGGATTTTTACTTGCCTCTGCGTGAAGTATCTTGGTTTGGAGTTCCTTTCGCAAGTGGAGCCTTTCTTGCATCAAGAGGAGAAAGGGGCTGATTTTATGATGGATGACATTATGAAGGTGGGTAATTTTGGAAGAGGCGAGATGGTGGATGGTATCAAAGGTTACGAGGTTCTTTTGGAAGAAGGCTAAGGAAGGATGAAGAGGATAGTTACCGAGATGAAGGAGGTATGCCAATATGTAGGGATTATATTGCTGGCTCTTGGGGCAGCGGTGTGGCTGATGGTGAGAGGGAAAAATAGATAGTTAGTATATGAGTAAAATATAATATATATTATATTATGAGTTTGGCTACACTGTTCATTCTTGTTAATCTTGCATAAAAAATATGTGTTCTGGAAAGAATATGAAAAATAAATGTTATCTTTGCATATTAAAATAGACAATTATGGCTAATGCTGACCAAATATTAAGTTTAATTAGGTGTCATGTGGAAGGAGATGATGAGCGTTTCCGTTCTTTGGCATTACAAGTCTCGGCTACCGAGGCTAAGGCTGGTCATGTGGTTTTGGCAAGGTCTATAAAGGAAATCATAAAAAACAGTAAGATTAAGGTACTACGCCCTTCTTTTAATATATCCAATTCTGATGCTGGAGAATATTTGCTTCAAATGGATACTCCTTATCGGCTTGCAGACTTGGTGATTTCTGACAATTTAAGAAATAAAATACAAAGAGTCTTACGTGAGTATTTAATGCGAGACAAGTTACATGCTTATAACCTTGATAATCGCAGGAAAATTCTTATGTATGGACCTTCGGGCACAGGAAAAACCATGACGGCTTCTGTTGTTGCGGCAGAACTTGATTTGCCTCTTTATGTTATTAGGCTAGAAAATATTGTTACTAAATTTATGGGTGAAACAAGTTTGAAACTTAGTAAGGTGTTTGATGCGATGAGAAGTGTGCCTGCCGTCTATTTCTTTGATGAGTTTGATGCAATCGGTCAAAAAAGAGATTCTGATAATGAAGTTGGAGAAATGCGTAGGGTCTTAAACTCGTTCTTGCAATTGTTAGAGAGAGACGAATCGGAAAGTCTCATTCTTGCTGCTACTAATGATAAGGGAGCTTTGGACAAGGCTTTGTTTAGGCGCTTTGACGATATCCTTGAATATTCATATCCAACAGTGAATGAGATAGAGATGATTCTTAAAGAAAAGATTAATGGTTTCAATTTCGAAGGTAATATCTCTGATCTTTTACCTCTTATGGAGGGAATGAGCCAAGCAGAAATATGTATGGTTTGCAAAGATGCCATTAAAGAAGTTTTATTGGAGAATAGAGTCCTGAATTTATCATTGTTCAAGGAAATCTTGTCAATGAAAGATAGAGGGAATTTTGCCGTTTAATTAAAAATGCGATTATGAAGTATCCACATATAATATTGGGTGATCAGGCGGTTAAGGATGTTCGTTATGAGTCTCGTGGGATAGGTCCTAAATATAGTGCTTTGGACAAGAATCGCCAAGGGCAGGCTGACATGGTCCAAAGATGGTATTGGGATGCTATCTCACAGAGCAAAGAACGTCGGTCAAATCTTTTTGCAAAAGATGTTTGTGCGGATGGTTCGTATATAGCAATGGAAATTGATGCAAAGCATTGTAATATGGATGCTTTGGATACATCTAAAGGTGCAAGACTCATGAGTGTGAATACCTTGGGTAATGAGTCTGATATTCAAGAAGCATTGTTGTTCTTGCCAGATAGAAACGAAAAATGGTTGCAAGGAAAAATCGAAAAATATTCTGATAATAGCAAAGATGGTAAAAATGGACAGCCTGCTAATGCTTTGTTGATAAATAGTATCCAAAGTATGAAAGTTGCAGTAGCTTCCGATTTCTTTTTATCCAAGGAAGATTTACAGGTCTTCTATGCAACATCTTCTAAAACATGTCTTTCCGTTGAAATTTGGTTGTCAAAAGATGCTGATGGATGTTCGATAGACGATACTTTGAACAAATTGAAATTGTTGCATGCTCATTGTTCTAATCGGTTCATAGAATTCTCTAATTCTTATGTTGTTCTGGCAACGATGCCCAGGGGGGAGATAGAAAAAATATGCTATTCCATAAATGGATTGTCTGAACTTCGTATCTTTAAAGATGCAAGAGTGCTTTTGGAGGCAGATAATATTGGTGAGAATGAGTGGGTAGGGTTGATTAAGGAAAATACCAAGTCTCTTCCAGGTTTGGTAAGAGTTGGTATTCTTGACTCAGGTGTCTCATCAGAGCATGAATTGTTGTCTGAATATTTGCCAATAGTTAGATGCCATAATGTGACTAAGACTTTATCAAATAGGGATAAACTTCGTCATGGTACTTTGATGGCTGGCTTGGTACAATATGGGGATTTGACAAATATGATTTATTCTCCTCATCAGTTGGATGTTTATACAGATTTATGTTCTGCCAAGTATAATCCGCAAAACGAAATGTTACCGTTTCATAAAACGAAATGTTCCGAAACACAAAACGAAGCGTCTTCGTTATAGATGCCCTCCTGAACCATACTCAAATAGCGTTAGAACGGATTTCTTTTCCTATTCTAACGCTATTATATTAGAAAGCCAACAAATAAACACTAGCATATGATGTAAAAACATCAAAGAAACCTGCTACCTCAGCCCGATCTCGTATTATGATACGTTTAGAGTTCTCTTGCAAGAATTTCTTGGGCTATCTGCTTGGCTTGTATTCTCCAGGCCTGATAAGCATCGAACTCTGCTTCGTGGCTCTTATCTCCATCTCCTCGATTGGCCAAGATTGCCTCTACCTGATTCTGGCTGTATTTGGTTCGTACCAAACCTGCAGTGAAATCATCGTAAGTAGCAGACTTAGCCTGAATCTTGGTAGATCCATCTGCTTCATCGCCATCGTAACTGAAGGCGGTTATACCCTCGGATTCGGAAGCTTCAGCTTCTGTATCTGAAGTACCAGAAGTCTCTGGATGATAGTTTTCTACTTTTTGCTCACCAATGTAGAGCAGGAAATGTTCATCGTCAAATTTGACGAAATTCTTGCGAGATAAATATACCTTTTTCATCGTTAAGTGAATTTATAGAACTTCTTTTTAAACTTGTTGTGAAGTTCTGCGACCACGGTGGAGAATGGAAGTTCATCACGACAGAAGTCATTTAGGGCTTGATCTATGAGAATCTTGGAACCTGTATATAGATAGTGCTCTACCGCTTGCCAGACCTCGCTTTCTCCCTCAAAATGGTCGATGATACGATAGCGAAGTGATAGACGCTTCTTAGGTATCTCTTTGCTGACCATATGAGTGCTGCCATCGGCAGCGGTCTCTTCTACCTGTACGACCTCTTTTTCTATGACTGAGTCGTCAACCTTGTAATCAATCACCTGGATGAGAAATTTGTTCTCATCCTGACCCTCACGGCAGATAATGTCCTCGATGGATTGCTGCTGTGATTTTTCCATTCCCTCGAAAGGCACACGAGATTTGCGAGCCTTAACGAGTTTTCCGAATCTTTCCATACCGATTTTTTTATATAAGTTTTTTGAATTGGCGTGAATTCCTAACCCAAGGCGTGAAGCCGCCTTGAGTTCTATTTGTCTCTGTGTAAACCCATGTTTGCGAAGATTAGCCACCTGCTTGCAGAGATCATGTTTAAACCGTTTTCGCAGGAGCGCATGGTCGGCATAGATGACCTGTCCACAAAAATCTATACCATCGCAAGTTCGATGGATTCCCCACGACTTGTTTATTGAGAGATGCCAGTCACGAGCTAGGTGCATGACAGCTAACTCCGCCATCAGACGCAGGAAAACTTTGTCTTCATGGAGAATATAGATGTTATCCATGAAACGATAATAATGATGGAGCCCATGACGGCAGAACTTTTCGAAACGCTCATTAAGAAAGCTGACCCCCTCACATAGTAGTTGAGCCTGTTGCTGAGTGCGACAGGTAACAAGCATGTCGCTCACATAGCGAGCTTGCCAATAGTGGAATTTTTCAGGGTCGTCGATGATATCGAAGCATCTGAGTGTCAGATAGTCGAACCGGGAGAGAAAGAGCTGACCCAGTAGCTGGGCTAGTTTTACTCCAAGTACGATTCCTGGGTTGAACGAGTCAACTATCTCATCTATAAAGGAGAGGAGTTTTCTGTCTTTAATCTTGCGGCGATATTCACTCTTGAGCAAGTTGTGATCTATACACTGAAAATAGTGGTGAATATCAATAGGAAGGCAATAAAATGTATCTTGCTGTGGAGAGTTGAATATGTCTCTCTTAATAAGATTGTAGAAATAATGAGTGCCCTTGCCCTTAGAGCCTGCAGGGCAATGGTAGTAGATGGTGTTACGTATATCATCCTCTACAGGATTGAGGGCTGCGTGTTGCATGACATGATCTATGACTGGCAACTTGTTAACCTGGCGATGCTTCGGGTATTCTATATCCTTAGGTACATACCCTGATGTATGCCAAGTCTGGGCTGCGTATGCTTCAAGCATACGCTCTATGTTATGATCTAGATTGGCATCAAATTCCTACACACCCCTGCGAGACATCTTTTGTCGGGCATAATTATAGAAAGCCCGACGAAAGTTGTCATTTGTCTCGACTTGTGGAGAAATGTTACCAAATCTTTTCATAAGCGGTGTAATGTCTGTGTAATTGTGTGAAACGGTGTAATGTCTGTTGTCTGCTATTTTTTATCCTATAACCTTCGACCGGATGACCCTATTGTCATCATCTACCAGCTAGATGAACTATGTGTATGTTTCGCCATGGGGCGAGGTCTGACCCTGTTGTCTCGAACGGAGAGCAAACACCCCGTATTGAGATATGTTAAAGTTGAGAGCGGCGCCGTAGTTCACGTTGGCATTCGAGACATCATTGTTATCGTTGAGCGTCGAAAGACCGCATTGACCACCATTGTTAACACTACCACCACGAAGGCAGAGACGGAAACCAGCACCTAGGGTCACAACCTGGTATTATTATGAATACCGCTGCAAAGATACTAAAAATAATCGGTATGGAAGTATGTCAAAGAACTTTTTTTCTAAAATTTTTTATCGCCGACCGCCAAAGGCGGTTATTGAAGCGAGCAGAGCTCGCTGGGTGCTTCGGCTTCGCCGTGTGTACTCAGGTCTCTTATGTACACCCAGCAAGCTCATGTAATCTTTAGGCCGCCACGTACACTGGTTCGACTGGCCACTCCTCTACTGCTTCGCAGAGAGCGGCGCCGCAGTCCACGCTGGCAAGCGAGACATCATAGTAATCGCTGAGCGCCGAAAGACCGCATAGACCACCAACGCTAACACCACCACCACGAAGGCAGAGACGGAAACCGCTTGTTGCGCCGGACGTATTCCAATAATATGCACACCAGTATGTGGTCTGACTACCGCCGATGGCGGTAGGGAAATTCTCCAGATTATCCATAGACAGTCTGGTTATCCAGCCTTCGCCTTTTTTGATGGATGTGCTGTAGGCATTCATTCCTGTGGCGTTACCGATTGTCCATGTCCCATAGATGGAAGGCGCTACAAGATGGGTGACTGTCGTATCTTCGTTGACCCTTACGAACTCATCATCCATATGATACCAGAGATGACCGTAAGAGTTTTTAAGACCGAAGAATGAGTTGACCTTTGCTGCATACCAGGTTGTTCCGTCGTCATTGAGAATATTTACGGTTGTCTCTCCACAGCTATCACCTAGTTCAACACCTGCATCCATAGGGATAAATGGACGGTTACCATTGTATGTTGACCACGAATTATAGTCTTTTTGGGTTACGCCTGGACCGAGTCCGCCTTGATAGAGTCCATTGGCATCTTTTGTTGTATTGACGGCAGCCTGAACCTGATGGGTACCGAAGATAACACCGAAGAGTGCAGCCGTTACGGCAAAGTGACGCATGGAAGAGCAGAGCCAGCCTGTGCCGTTTTTACGGGCTGCAGCACGCCAATACTCAGTATTCTGATTGCTGGCAGGTTTACCTAGTAAGGAACGGTTTGTCTCATCGAGCTTCGCATCATTGTTGCCTCCACGGTAGTCTGCTCCCGTGTTGAGAAAGCTGACCAGACGACCTGTGCTGCGCTCTAAAGTGGCATGGCCAGAGGCAGAACGTGAGCCGATAGGGATTGTGTAGTTGTATTCGCCTTTGATAGGAGTGAGTCCCACCATCATATAGAATAGACGACCTACAGTCTTGAATACCAGATAGAACTTGCGGTTCCATCCCCACTGATAATGTCCCTCTGATCCGTCTAGCTTTGCAGCCTCTCCTGTGGCATATTTGTGATGATCTTTGGAGTCGAGTTTTCGGCGGCTATGGTCATTCTTGACCAGGTAGCAACCGAGACCAAGCTGAATTGACAGCTCTCTCAAGAGCTCAAGCGATCCCACATAGGTTGCTGCCTGAGGGGTTGCGTTGTCTAGATTCCAGACGCGCCCGCACCAAAGATTCTGACCCATATCTACAGCGTCTTTGAGCGACATCTGCTGTGCCGTGCCCGTCTTTCTATCGTAGACCTCAATCTGTTTGTCTGTCGAGGAAGTGTCGGCAGCAGGGAGGTCTGCCACCTGCTGCGCCCCGTCGAAGGCTGCGATGATAGCCTTGACCTTAGCCTCTTCTTCTGATGTTAATGCCATAATTAAACTGTATTTAATTGATTAAACAATGTGATTTAAATGATGCGTAATGATGAGCCCACCTTGCGTAGCTTTCCCGATGCCGACAGGCGAAGGCGTGGCTGGTGTATAGTGATGCTCACCTCTTGCCAAAGCGGTGTGTTGGCTGTGGGGATAACCCAGAACTTGGTCGTGCCCTCGCCCTTGACGATGAGGTTGCCGCTTGGGTCTGCCACCAGCGAGTCGCCCTCGGCACGCTGGAAGAGCACGCCCTGAGGGAGGTAGCTCGGTATGAGTTGGGCTGTGATGCGCTGTGCCACCTTGTTGCGTAGGCTTATCTCCGGGAGATAGGTCAGGTTCATACGCGATGGTGCGATGAAGCCTGTGGCTATCTGACCTGCCAATCCATCCATTTGTACAATCTTGGCATCGGCTCGTTTGGCGGCAGCATCTGCCTCAGTAGCCTTTGTCTCAGCTAGAGCTGCTTGTGCTGCTGCAGCTGTAGCCTGCTCTTGTGCAGTATTGGCTACACTCTGAGCGAGATTTGCTGCCTTGTTGGCATCGTCGGCTGCACTCTGTGCCTTGATGGTTGGTGTCTTATCGAGCCATCTGCGCCATTTGGTGTTTGTATCCGAAGGAGTTGTTGTGTTACCATCCTCCAGTGACGCATAGACTCCTGTAGATGTATGAACTATATCCCCTTCATCGTAGCCCCTAACAGTCTGTCCATCCTCTTCATATGAGTAGTCCGACTTCCAGGTACCTTGATCGGTGAAGGCGACATTACCAACAACAATGATATTTGTATTATCTGCCATATATTTATTAAACTTTAATGACTAACTTGTTTCTACGCTTGACAACATGTTCTGCGACATGGCTTCCGTAATCAATCATAAGTAACTTGTTACGATGCTGGCGGAATGACGGATACATAGCGCCGCCTCGAGCAATGACACCCGTATCGACATATTCATGCTTGGAGAGGTCCCATTGCCACCAGTTTCCGTTGCTTCCCATTTTGGGTGGATGATCGTTCATTTCCTTAGCGAGGTCGGTCTGCGTCTTTGAGCTGGCGATGGCGGCTTTTGTATCTGTCTCTCGCTTGGTTTCAGCCTTTACTCGACCGCTCTCTGCCGTCGCCCTTCCGTTTTCAGCGGATACACGCTTCTTCTCTGCCTCTACTCTCGCAGCTTCCTGCTTCTGTCGTGTGGTTTCCTGGTTCTTGCGTGTAGTCTCGCTGCTATCTCGGGTTGTCTCGGAATTAGCCCTTGCTGTTTCAGCGGTAGCCCTTGCATTTTCCGCAGTCACACGTTTTTTCTCAACTTCCACACGAGCGGCTTCATTGGTTGCCCTTTCAGTTTCAGCCTTGGCTCTAGCCGTTTCAGCAGACTGCCGTGTAGCTTCATTCTGCTCGATAGCCTTCTTGCTTGCTAGGGTATCAGAGGTGGCTTTCTTGGCGGCTTCGGTAGCCGTTTTGCTTGCTGCTACGGCACCCTCTACCTTCTTGCGCTCTACCGTGAGGTCAGTCGTTGCCTTCGTCACGCTGGCAGCAGCGTCGTTGGCTTTCGCTGCTGCTGTGGTGGCTTCTTTCGTAGCTTTCTTGGATGCCGCAATTTCCGCATCAACGTCCTTTGTAAGCAGAGAGAGTGGCGCAATAACTTGTTTCTGTACTCCATTCAAGTCGTAGAGAGCTGGCATCGTCTTGATGCCTTCGAGCGACGTCGCCAATTCGCAAGAGAAGATGTTCTTGCTGTGTCGCATCAAGTACTCGTTGAATTTCGGCAGGAGGGCAGCGCATAAGGCTTCGAACTCCTCGTTTGTTGTTGTCTTCTGCTCTAACATAAAACCTCCTTGTTTGTTGGTGTTAGACTTCCTTTTCCAAAACCTGCACAATCTGACCGTATGCACCTGCTACAAGCGCATCGTTGATTGTCTCCTTGATGAGAGCCATGTCCTCTGTCTCCAACTCAACCTCTTCTGGATGCTCCTGTAGCTGGACGCATATTCTATACGCTCTCATCTTGTCTGCAGGTTCGAGAGGTTTCTTGCTACCAGCTGCGTAAAGGTAGAGCCCGATGGTGTCGCTCATCATCTGTGGTTCACCCTTCTCGTTCTTTAACTCTTTACCATCGTAGCCTTTCATGGCTACCTTAAAATTTCTTTTCATAATTTCTATTTTTTAAGAATTAAACATTTTACCAATCTCTTGGACACTTGTACTGCGTCCAACATCCTACCTTGGTATTTTCTTCGCCAGCGATATTAACATCTCGGTGATAAACGAAGATCATGGCATCGCCTCGGGAATCTATAACCAAATCTGTCGTGTTAGAACCTTTATTATATAGGATGAAAGAGGTGCGAATTAGACCTTTCGATGTTACTGAAGTGTTGGATCTGAGATGTACGGCACCATCATAATCATTTTTTATGAAAACAACATACCCATCATCCTCTTTGCTCATCGTAGGTAGCTGATAATAACCGCTTCCGCCCAATATCACAGAATTAGTGCCTTTTGGTATGGCGACGGGTGAGCCATATGAGCTGCCTCCAGAGGATAGTCTTGCGGTTTTAATCCTGAGACCAGTTATATATCCTCCTAGCGTCATGTCGAGTGCCACGTTGGTAACCGCTCCCTTTGCTCCGCAAACTACGGAATAATTCACATCACCGAAGAATTTTGAGCTCTCTTCGTTTGTAAACCTTGCAACAGCTCTCGCTCCTGTTGATGCAGGCAGGACATTGCCGCCAATGCCAGCAAAGACCTTGTGGGTGTCATTGCGCAGGACAATATAGGCATCATTATCAAACCCCTCATTGGTAAGACCATCACCCGATATCTTCATGCCGGCAATCTTACCGGCAATCGTCTCCATGGATCCGTCGGTATTGATTTTGAAGTACTTGTTGGCAGTAACAACACCTTCGAGAGAAATCTGGTCTGCTCTGATGCTTGCTTTAGAGATTCCGTTTGATATCATCGTCTCAATGGTAGCTGAACTGATAATCTTGCCGTCCACGTTGCTAATCTTCGTCTCCAATGCTGTCTTGTCAGCCGTGACGAGTAACCCCGACTTGCTGATGTTTTTGACGTTTCCGCTCGCATCGAGGGTAATCTTCTTGTTAAAGAGATTTGTGAAATACGTCGAGACTGATAAGCCACCGCATTCACGTAGCGTTCCATCGGAATAGAATGCTCCTGCAGCAACACTCCAGGAGTCTGACTTTTGCTTGACTAAGCTGACTGTTGTGCCATAGTCGCTCCGAATACTAGAATCTATACCATCGATGTATTTTCTGACCTCCTTGTCATTGCTGTCTATCTCACTACTGAGAGCATCCTGCGCTGCCGAGAGTTCTTTCTTAGTTGCCGCTTTCCCGACTGCGGTGCTGATGCCATCAACGGTTATTGTCAATTTCGCCAGGGCTGCACTCGTCTTGCCTGCAGTGTCTTTGACGCTAGAAACCTCCAGCTTTATGGAATCGATGCTGGTTTCAATACTTGACATTCTTTTTTCTGTGCTCGTCTGCCAACTATTGAGAATGTCGATTCGACCAGCTTGTATATTTATCCGAGAGGACAGCTCTGTTTCTAGCGCCTTGTCTTTCTCCGTGACGGACGCCATGATTTCATTCTTGGTCATACTGATTTCAGATCTGAACGATTTATCTAGCGCCTTGTCTTGCTCATCAACGTACGCTCGGATGCTCTTCTTCTCTGCGTCCAGCTCTATGCCCAGCTGCGTTGTCCTGCCATTAACCTTATCGATGTTCTCCCCCAACAGCTTGATATTACTTGCTGTCTGCAATATCTGCGTGCTGACCGTCTTCTGCAGGTTGTCTATCGGTTTGTCTGTCATGGCAAGGAATGATAACAGCATATCTCCTGTATATCGAATGACGAAATCTCCTCTTCCGTTCCACTTGCCTTCCAGCTTTATAAACTGCCATTCTCCCGAATAGGCAATATTGACACTCTGCGCTGCCAGTTCGTTCTTCTTGCCCTCGACAGCGGTATTAGGCGAGAAACCGATGGTCATTGTTCCTGCTGTCTTAGCATAGACCCTTGCGCTGATGTAGAGTGTATCCTGTACCTCGGTGTAGCCGTCTGCCGTCACACCCATACCCTCATCGGTCTTGGTACCCGATGGCTTGTTGTATTCCTTGTGAGTTCCTGGCTGTCGGATAAGGGCATTGACTTGCTTCAGTCCGCAGTTGATAATTCGCAGCATGTTCCTGCCCTCGGTTGCCTCGATGAGGACACGACGGTTTCCGCTTGCCGTAACTTGTCCGTTAACCATAACGGGCATTCCTCCGCAAATCCAGATTGCGGATTCGTCAGTTTCGTCAATCTCCCAACCGTCTATGATTAGGCTGTCCGAATCTTTGCCTGTTGCTGTCAGGAACGTACCGTTATGGATGTAGTTATCCTCGTTTGTCAGCTCGTAGGTTGTCTGAGCAAAACGGGTAGCAAACTGATTTTGCAGCATCTGGAATTTCGTGTCGATGCTCTCGCCTGTGCGTCGAAGAACGAGGTCGCCTGTAGCATAGAGGTTCTGCAGCAATTCTCCGAATCCTGTAAGATTTCCGAATGTTCTGTGATGTATTCCCTCCAGGTTACCGAGCCTTCCCTTTAGATTGTTCTCTGGGTCGGTTTTCATACCGTATAATATATCAAGATATGGTGCTGTCGTTCCAACAGTGATAATCTGCATGATACCCTTACGGTCTAGGTCGCTTAGGTTGTCAACTCTTACAAAGGTATCTTTCTTCTTGATGAGCTTGTCTGGTGTCGCTCCTTCGATGCTGCTTGTGAAGCTGTCGAATTTTACCCAATCCAGGCGGTTTTCTCCTTCTGCTGCACTTCCGCATCCTGCCTCTGTGATTACCAGCTCGTAGTTCTTGGTCACATAGTAGTCATTGCTGCTGTTTGGCATTCCGTTGTATTGCTGCACCATGATGCAATCGTCCTTTCTGAAAGGATTGTACAGCTTTCCCCCTTGCGTATCGAAATATACCTTACCCGTCTCTGTGTCGTAGTGGTCAACCTCCATCATGCCAGTGAAGATGCGGTTATCGTTTTCTCCCAAGAGCTGGGAGATTATCATTTCGTAAACTCGGAGCGATCCTCTAACGATTAGGTTATCGAACTCTCCTGTCCACTTGTTCTCCTGCATCCCTGCTGTGTTGGTGATAGGCTTGTTGTAGATGCCCCATCCCTTTCCTCCGAGGAATTCCGAAATAAACTCCTTACTGAAGAGGTTGCCGTCAAAGGTAGAATCTCCTTTAACGTGCAATTGCTTCATAGTGGCGAGTCCCCATGCCAGCAGCTCATCTATACAGAGTTTATATTTACCCGTCTCATCTATCCTGGCAATGATGAATCCCTTTTCCTCATCGGTATTCGCATTTTCCGATGCTATGGAATGAGCGATGATATTGCCATCCGCATCAAAGGAAAAATCTTCTCCAACCAGCAAACCACCAAGTAGTTTCTGCACTTTCTCCCAGGTTACGGTTCCTTGAGCTATATCATCAATATCCTTGCGGATGTATCTCTGCAAAACCTCTGCTTCTTCGTCAAGTTCTCCCGCCTTGTCAGCATACTTTGCACGATCAGCTGTATTAGCCGTATTGGCGCGCATTGCCAGATCCGCAGACTCCGCCTTCTTAGCCTTACCGGCTCTAGCAGCATAATCAGCTTCAGACACATACTCACCTCCATAGCCAGCCGCTCCGGAACTATTGCCAGTTCCGGAATTCCCTTTGGGTTTAACTATGATTTTTGTTTCTATCATACGACTTTATAATATTGTTAGAATATAATTAAAATATCTCTTTAATCGTCATCTGAGCAGTGCCACTGGTTAGATTATAGCTGATACCTTGCACATGAAAGGTCTTGCCGATCGCAGGATGTCGATACAAATCGAATGGAGAAACATTACCGTGCTCATCCATCAGATTCTGTTCCATGATAACTCTTGGCTCATGCCATTCCTGCCAGTAGTCATTGACATAATGCTGCTCCGGCTTTGCCAATTCGCCATTGCTAGTATTGTAAACACCCAGCAAACTCAGTTCTGTGTCAACATTCAGCGGCGCAGAAAGACTAATGCCATTCTTTACACCGAGCGCTTTGCATTCCTCAGATGTCAGAGCTGTAGTGATCTTCATCTCAAGATCATCTTTGACATTCACGAAATTTTCTTTCGTGTCGCTCAGATACACCAGGTCATTCTCTGCACCATCACTGCCAACCTTACCATGATCGCTTACAACCTTCACTTCAAACTCTTCCAGTAGAATATCGCTCACATGTGATAGGATAGGCTTCGTATTGCTCGACCACTTGGTATGTCGGAAGGCGGTAGGATGTCGTCGGATGATTTCTTCCCACACACTGTTGACTGGTCCGAGGATGATAAACTTCACAGCACCATGCACCTTGTCACTCATACGGACCGGAATGGCAGTTCCATCTGCATCCACATTATCAGTATAGCTCAGATTATTCTGTATGGAAAACTCTGTACCGATGATTTTGTCCCCAATCTTAGGGTCGAATCCCACCGAGAAACTCTGCTGGTAATATTCATCATCAGATGAGCATTCCTCTCTGGCCTTATACTTCATCCAAACATAATCCGATAGCTGACCATTACCCGTTCCCGCCACCTTATCGCTTCCGAGGAGCTGCCCAGGGCGTTTTTCAACTACGCATTTATCACCTACTATCAGCATACACTGAATTACGCCGACCTTCGACAACTTATCGGTGCTGTCCCCGAATGCACTGTACTTAAACTCAAACTCCTGCGGGCCTTCACCAGTAAACGGCATAAATCCGCCATCACTCTTCTTGTCCATAATATCATCTGATACCACCTCGCTTCTCCAGTTCTCCGTTTTCCAATATCTGCGTGTATAATAGCGACCATCTCCGTTATTGCGGCTTGGCACAGTCTGATGCCAGACGTAGATACCATCCTGCCCACTGAAAGGTAAACTCAACCAGGTTTTATTTCTCAGATCATGATAATTAGCCGTCATCCTCATCAGAGGATTCATTACCATTTTCCCGGAGATTACGATATAATTAGTCGTATTTTCATCGCTAGGCGAGAATACACCACCAACTTCATTGCCTACATATTCTGCGCATGGTATCGCTTTCAGAAGGTCTGAGTCATTGGGATAGAATTCACTTTCCTCATCCTTGCCATTGCCGTTTACGCTGATTACCAGGTAATCGGTCATGGATATTTTCGATACGAGCGAATTGTCCTGTCCGCCGTTTGTCTTCTTGACGCTTCCTACAGACACCAGCATCGAGGCACCCGGCACGGTTCCCAGATAGTTCACGGCATCCTGCTGATTGACTCCCTGGCATAAATCCTTCACGAGATCTTTTTTCTTGGCACCATAAAAGCGCCAGTCCTGACACTTTCTTACCTGTACATACCAGTCAACCACCGAACCGCCATCGTAGCCAGTACTGCCATTCGCCACCAGTTCTGCAAATCCATGATAAGCTCTTTTACCCTCTCCATCGGAAGCGTACTCTGTCATATACTTCTGCATGCCGAGGAAAGCATTACGCAACGCATTGCTATCGAGAGGGCTCTTGACGATATTCTGCATCTCCTTCACATCAGCCGTCAACTTGAGCTGATTATACGTCTCCGCAACACTGATCTGCGTATCACAGTCTGCTACGATAGACGTAGTAATATCTACCGTCCGAGGAACAATCGTTAAATCACCGTTCCCATTGAGGTTATGCCAGGAGTGAGATTTTCCACTCCTGATTGTCTCCCAGGAGAACAGATAGAGATTCATGCCAGCCTGCCTTATATGAAGATTGAGATATCTCAGAATTTCAGTCAACACATCCTCCTGAGTCCAGACATCATCATCCTCATCACCCAGAAAGAGAAGTTCCGAGATACTGATATCCTGTAGTACGGAATATTGCTTATCCTTCTCTGCGGCCACATATTTGCTGCCATCATAGTATAATGGCTTATCATGACCGCCGAGAATATCAATACCATCCATCACACCATTCAGTATATTCGTCACGATGTCATGGAAGGTACGCTGCTGCGCCTCTGCCTTTACCTTATTATATAGTACTAAAGGCGAACCGACATTCTTATATTTTGAATACTGAAGGGCTGAGAGTGCATCCACACAAGTCAGTTCTACTTCATCCTCACACTCATTATATCCCTGCGAGAAAGTCTGAGGCTCGATATATCCGGCAAAGAGACATTCTGTTCCCCGGTAGATATTCACTACAGCATCCCTACAGGATCCCGAGAAGAATTCCTTCACATAGTTCTCGCAGAGCAAGCGGATAGAAGCCTGCGAGCAGAGAATATGATCGAACGTATCATTCACCTGCGAGGTGATTTCCACTGGGTCATCAGAGAAGGTGACTCCGCTACCATCGCCACCTATCTCCACTTCCTCGGATCGATCACCTCGAATCAGGATATAGACGGAGATTTTCTCTTCTTTCCTGTTATAATAATAACCGTGTATATACATAGCCTACTAATGCTTTTATAATGATGTTATAATACTATTATCTGATACGGATATTACTCCGCTTGCGATTGCTTCTGGTTTCATTCGCTACAGAGCCGACGATATCTCTTCCCCGCAGGCGTAGGTTGATATCTATTGGCGTCTGGTTGTTCTCGACAAGGATACCCTGCAAGCGACTTGTAGAAGCCTTCACTCCTGGAGTAAAACCATCAGAGATTCCGGAACCAACCTGTGCAGCAGCTCCGTAGAGGGATGCGCCATTGGCGATTGCGAAGAGTCTAGCCTGCTGCGCTGCATTCAGAATCATCTCTCCTGAATTTACACGTACCAGGATGTTATCACCACTTCTCTGATTGCCTCCCACAATGCCACCTGTAGCAAACTTGCTTATCATGCCGATGATGCTAGTCAGTTGAGCTGCGCCTGTAATGCCGAATGCGAGCCAGTCTATCCAGGTCTTGGTAGAGGTCATTGCCTGCGCAAAGGAAAGAACGATCTGTCCTACCGCAGCCATCATCATACCAGCCTTGGCAGCTGCACTATCAGAGCCGAGTTGCTGCATAGCGCTTCCAAGCGCTGCGCAACTTTCTCCGGCCACAGCAAGTCCTTTGGCTGTAGAATTTGAGATTCCATTGATGGTGTGCAGCTGCTGCTGGACACTCTGAAAACTCGAGAGATTGATATTACCGAGGGATTGCAGTTTCTCCAGATCTTCAAGACCTTCGACTTTAATTTCAATAGGATTTAGCCTCAGGCGATCGATCTGTTCATCAATATCCGACAATATATCTTTAGCCTTTTTCTTGATCTCTATATCAGGAACGCTTTCGATACCTAATCTTACCTTCAGCATTCCTAACTCTCGCTGCTTTCCTTCCAGAATCTGCTGGAGGCCCTTGACGGCAGCTTCATCAGCCGAAGCATTGATTTTCTTTTGCAAATCCCTTATTTCTTCCTCATAGAAATCAATACTGCCTTTTAGAGCTTTCTCCTTCACATCCGGCTTTGTATCAGTTACCGCACCGTCTTTTGTTGTATTACCAGTTGATAATGACGGCGGAGCCGAACTATACCCCGCAGTATGCTTGAACTTTATTTTCTGCCCATCCCTAACGATGGACTCCATTTGCTTTTTCACATTCTGCTGCTGGCGGTAAAGCGAAGTCATCTTCCTGTTAACCTTATCAAGCTGACTGGTACCCTCAATCTCGACTTCTTGCTTAACAGGAATAATCTTACCGTCGCCAGCATCTATCTGGCCTACGGTCTTTGTTTCTGTTTTATTTTTCTTGCTATATTTCTTTAGCTTCCCGTTTTCATCATATTTAATATCGTGCTGCTGCTTGATCAGGTCTGCTGCCTGGTTAGCAAGTTCCCTCAATCTAATCTCATTGATCATCTGGTTACAGTACGCCTCAGAATTTGCGGTAAGAGCCTGATACCATTGTGATACGGTCGAATAATAGCCCATGGCCTCCCCATACTTGCTATTCATCTGCTGCACCAGAGTCTTCTCCTGTTCCTTGCTACCCTTGAAATCTTTGAGCTTGGCGATATTCAGCGACATTTCACTACGTACGGATGATATCTGCTGAGCAGTTTGCTCGTGCGCCTGCTTAGCCTTCTCTTCCGCTTGCGATAGGTCATTCACACTACTTGCTGCCTGGTCATTGCTAGCAGACAGATGATTAATCACTTCTGTAAGAGCAGCAATAGCTATTCCAACACCAGCTGTTATATATAAGCTTCTAATTGCTAGTCTTAAGGTTTCAGCGCTTACGGCTGCACCTGTAAAAGCAGCAGACGCCACCTTACAGATAGGACTAAACATAGCTACAATCGCAGAAGTAACCTTGGATGTAACTCCAAGATTAGTAATAGTTCTAGTCAGAGTCCAAGCTGCATTGGTAGTAATAATCAGCTGAGACGCAAAATTTGCGTACGGCAGAGTATTGCCAATACTTTCCTGTATAACATCGGTGAATTCACCAAGCTTATTGTTCAGAAGTTGAATCTCAGCGCTTCCTGTACTACCCATGATGTCGAAGGCTTTACTAACAGTTCCTGCGCTATTTTGCATTTCAGCAGCATTACTCCTGAATTTATCTGCCAGATTACCTACCAAAGGAGTAATAGCACGAAGGCTTTCTGCACTACCGAAAAGTTTGCCGTAGATTTCCTGTTCCAACATACCGCTCGATGCAGAGAATCGCTTTATATCTGTGCTAAGAGACTCAAGGAATTGTTGCATTCCACCAGCCGCCTTAATAGCCGCTGCATCAAACTGAATACCCATTTGCTGGGCCATTTCGGTAGCTTCGCTCGAAGGTTTTATAAGAGCCGTAAAAATAGCTGCAAGCTGAGTACTAACCTCTGCGGTATTTCCACTTACGCCGGTAAGTGTAGCAAATGAAGCCATCAGCTCATCTATCGACACTCCTAACGTCGAAGCTTGAGCCGTAACACGCGGCAAGGCTTGCGCCATCTGTTCGAACGAGGTAACACCGTTCTTTGCGGTTAACTGTATCTTGTCCTGTATCTCTCCAGCATTACTCCATTCCAGTCCGTAATTCTTGATAATGGTAGAAGTAACCTTTACCACTTCTCCTAGATTGGCAATACCTCCCACAGAGGCTTTTGCCGAAGAACGGAGATAATCAATCCAGTTGTCTTCCGGAACTCCATTCGAGATAACCTGATAAAGACCGCCTGCAAGTTCATCACGCGCAATCGGTATTTCATCGGCAAGTTCTGCTACCTGTTGCTTCATTGCCGCAAATTCCTTTCCGCTCTTACCAGCCATGGTATTAGTCGCAGCCATTGCCGCTCCAAAAGTCCGGCTTTCCGCTGTAACCTGATTAAGGTCACCCACCATCTGCTGGAAGGCATCAGTAACATTTCTCCACGCCTCCGTAATCTGATTGGTATTAATAAGCTTACCCTTCAAATCTTCTGTGGCTTCATTGACACTATTCACCACGTGTCTCAGGTTATCTACAGCAGTTGTGGCAACAACCACTCTATCTTTACCGTCTATATTGAGCCGAATGTTAAATTTTACCTCATTAGCCATTTTTGCGATATTTAATTTGGATTATTGCGTCTTTTTTATTATATTTGCAGCGTGTTTAAAATAAAACGAAAATTATGAAATACGAAGTAAAACCCAACACAACAAGAACCGCTATTGGTTTGATTTCCGTACTGAGCTTTCTGTTCGGTATGTATTTTTGCGACTTAGCCATGAGACATGGTTCGCCTTCATGGTTAGCAGAAGCCATGGTTTGGTGTCTCGCTGTCTTTTTCGTATCTCTTCTACTTTGGGGATTCATGACAATAAAAGACGACAATATCTAAGCTAATGTAATCCAGCCCTCTTTGCTGCTATCTTGTATCTTTTCATGATTTCCTCACGACTGAGTTCCTCTTTCGCTTCTGGAATCTCAGTCTGTACTTCCTTATCCCAGGCAAACTGCATAATATCTCTAGCCTTGAGCTTATCCTTCGAGTAGGGTTGCAGGATGCACAGGCATTGCATTCTTACCCGTTCCCACTTGCCACGTTCCGCAGCATCTACAGCATCATGCCAAGCTTCATACGCTGCATAGTATTCAGATGGGGTGCATCGACAAAAGTCATCCATACTCATCCCCATACACCCCATAGCTATACCCAGAAGATGTTCCACATCCACCGGATCATCATTGCCCGATTCGGAATTTACTGTTCCTTCTCGCTTTTTTTTTCATTCGCTTCAGCTATTGCGGAATTCCACTTAGCCATATCTGCCGGAGACACTAAGTCGCAGAACATCGTGAAGTCAATGGAGAATTCAATGTTATCGGCTCGGCAGGCGCTCGACACGCAGCACCACATGAGCATTAACAGTTCTTCCATATCCTCCCAGTTCATCTGACTGACATCCTTGCCGACAGTGCGTTTGAACTGGAGCATCGCTCCCATAGTGAGGCGACAAGGAAACTCCATGTCACCAACTTTAATCATGATTTTATTCATCCGTTTCAGATTCTAAAGACGTTTCACTTACGGCCGAAACCGGGGATTCGTCATTCCCGGCATCATCGGTATTCAGTCATTCGGTTGCTGTCCCCTGCAAGCCTGCGCCGATTTTTTCAACCTTACCACAATTCTCAAGCTGTACACTGTACTTCGCATCCTCACCAGCCTGCGCATCGAGATCGAGCGAGGTAATGATGTATTTACCCTTGTACTGTCCGGCAGTCTTACCTTCACGACCATCACCCTCTCGAACAGAATAGGTTCCCTCGACAGGAGTTCCTGCCAGCTGGAGATCCTTCAGCTGATCATAGGTAGGCATTTCTGCATTACTACCCGTCAGCACGACACCATCAGCGCTGATACTCTCAGAGAAGCTCTTTACATACTTCTCCTTCCACTTGCCTGCGGAAGCTTCCTTTGTTACACGCTCGCCAGTCTCCGTACTGGTTGTAATCTTACACCCGGTACTGTAACCCAATGCCTTACCCCCAACTGAAAGAATAAGATCTGTTCCGTCTAATACGTTACCCATATTTTTTTTCTGATTAAATACATTAAAAACAAGCAGGTCATAATACCTGCGATAATAAAAAACAAATCCAGGCAAACGCCGTTAGGAGGCTTTTTCTGCTCCGTTCTATTATTATTGCTGTACGACATTTCCATCTGCCTGCTAAGCAGACTTACCTGGTTTCGTAAGGAGTCTCGCTCACTCTCATACCGAAGGCACAGCTGCTGCAAGCTGTCACACGATGCCTCTACGATGATCGTTGGCATTTCACCACCGTCATTCGGCTTTACGTACGCCTTCACGTTAGCACGGCCATGCTTACCGTTATAGCTTGCGCCCTGCGGCAGAGAGAGAAGATTATTCATCGGAATGCTCAACCGAACCGTGTCGCTCGCTATCGGCTGGGACCACATCGCCATTGTCTTCACCTGGCTTACCATCTGACTCAGACTTTGGCTTGCACTGTCGGCGCTTTGTACGCTTTGCACCAGGTTCTGTTTCCTGGTCGTCTTCGTCGTGGCGCAGCTCACCACTGACAGGGCAGCTAGCACGATGAGGACAAAGCTGGATAGCCTCAATAGCCCGCGTGAGCCTATTAAGTGCATAGCGGGTGCGGGCGTTCTCCTTGTTGAGTTCCTCGATAGCCTTTGCATTATCTTCTGCTGCATCATTCAGTTCTTTTTGTTTTGCCAGGAGTTCCTTGCTCACGTCGCCATACATCTCCTTGAAGGTGTCATGTATGCGCTTCGCCTGCTCAGCCTCCTTCACTTTTCGATTGGCTATCCAGGCGATGGCAGTACCAATGCCGCCCGGTAGGATAGCCCACTGCAGTATGTTTAGTATGATGTCTGTCATCGCCTTTCAAACCTTTCTTAACCTAATAAACTATCAACTATTACTGAAAAAATCTACATTTGCCTGATACCTAACGAGCGAAGCCATTCCTGGACATCAAAAGACGGGCAGGCTTTCTTTGAATTCAACTCGTTATGTCCAACAATACGGATCTGAGGGAAGCGGCTATGGAAATTTCTCACATAATCGGCAAGAGCCTTCTTTTGCTCTAGGGTGCGAGTATCTAGCGGCTTACCGTCGTGCTTACTCACACCTCCTGCATAGACAACATGCCGACTCACGGCATTATAGCCAGCAGCACCATTGGTAATCTCCCATGGATCCACCTCAGCATCCTCGTTATTATCTACCAGGCGTTCTATGCTGCCATCCAGATGCACAAGATCAGTATAGCCCACCTGCTTCCATCCTCTGCCGCCCTTGGCTGGAGGGTCGCAATGCCAGTGCCGGATGTCGGCGGCTGTCACCTCCCGACCTTCCGGCGTGGCAGTGCAGTGGATTACCAGATATTTCATTTTCGCCATACGGTTAACCAGCGTTATAGCCTGAACGGATTACGCCACCAGCGTCTTCCTTCTTAGGCAAGCAGATGAAATAATGACGGTACGAGATGAGGTTACGCTGCTGCTGCGGATCGTTTTCAGCAGCGCTGTAATACATCTTGGTGCTACCTGTAGCCTTGAACACACGAGGCACGTAGAATGCGAATGAGCATTGGAACTCGCCAGCCTTAGGCGCTGCACCCAGCGCATTTTTCTTGCCTGTGGTGCTATAGGTAGGGTTGGCGCCGAACTCGTAGATATCGAAACCGTACAGCTTACCGACCTTGCCGTCATTGCGGTCAACGTTGTACTGCTCCTTGAAAGTCTGTTCCGTCTCGAGCAGGTCGTTCACGTGATCAGTACAGAGCACAAGTCGGCGGTTGGTTGGAGGAACACCCAGTTCATCAAGCTTTCGCTTCAGGTTCACCAGATCGTTCATACAGAGCTTAACTCGCTTGGTCGCAGGATCCACGGCGCCAGACGTTACCAATACAGGAGTCTTGGCGGTGTTCTCATTGGCACAGAGCGCATGGGCAGCCTTGGCATACTTGGTGTCATTGAGTGCGTTGGCGCAGCTCTCCTTGACACGAGCCATCTTGTCGTAACTCAGGGCATACAATTCGTCATCGGTGACTGGAACAACCTTTGTCTGGAATTTATCGAGGGAGAAGGTCTTGTCTCCATCTTCGAGTTCCTGGATTTCGATAGGATATGTCTTGTTATTAACCAGTACCTGTGGATCTGCACCGACATCCACCATGTGGATTACATCATTATCCACGATAGAACTCTGATCCGGCACTCCTACAAGCCAGGAAGCATCCAGATGGGCACGCAGAGCCCTGATAAGCTCGCCCGTCCATACTTCTTTAAGAACGCCTTCGTAAGCAGAACCCTTTGGCATAAACGTTCCTGCTGCGATAGCGACAAGGGAAGCAACAGCTGCACCCCAGAATGGATTATATCCCAACAAGAGTGCAATGAGAGCACCCATAATCGCATTAAACAACAATGCGGAAAACACTTTAATCAACTTTCTCATATTATAGAATTTTTATGTTACCTTGAAATTAAGCTGGTTCGAATCCATACTCAGCCTTGTAGAGGCGAGCGAACTCGTCAGGATGATTGTCGTGCAGATCCATCATTTTGCCGGATGGAACGGCACTAAGCTTCTCGTACTTGGAGAAGTCTGTTTCCTCCGCCACGATTTGACCAGTATCGGTACGGTGCAACTGTGCGGAGAGCTTATCCTGTGGCTGCATAGCCGACAAGGTCAACTTCAATGTGTCAATACCTACCTTTTTGCCAAGCTCGACAAAATGGTTCTTCATACCGGCATCGATACGCTTCTCGCTTACGGCCTGATCCACGGCGGCTGTAATACCGGCAAGAGCAAGCGCCTCCTGCGCCGTCTTCAACTCGTCAACCTGCTTCTGGAGTGCTGCTGCACCATCGGCCTTCAACTTCAACTCGCCAAGCTTCTGCAAGACGGTAGCTTCGTCAGCTGTTTCGCTAAGCCCCAGCTGAAGGGCTAAAGTTTTCAATTCCATTTCTACTTCTTTTTTAAGAGGATTAATATTACTATTCAACAAAGGCAAGAAAACACTTTCGCTCTCTTCGCCTTTCATCAACGGCAACTGTTCTCCATCCGGAGAGTATAACACGATGGCGTTATCATTGCCACCGATATCAACGGCACTCACCTCGAAGAGGCGGCTCTTGGTAATTGTCTGCGCAGTCTGTCCTTCCAGCACAAGACTCTTATCATCGGAAGTCTCCAGGATCTGGAAGTTGGCGCTTACCATGCGCATCGACCCGAACTCATACTGTTTCTTCAGTCGCTGGCTCAGCTCAGTGGCTCCGTCAAACTCGATTTCTCCAGTCAGCTCTCCGTTTTCCACCTTCAGGTTCTTCACCAACCCGACTACACCTTGACTGCGGTCATGCATATACAGCAATACAGGATTGCGCTCGTACTGTGTCAGGTCAATACCTGATGTAATGATGCGCGTACCATAGCAGTTCACGCTCTCATCGCTAATTCTAACTTTCTTTCCCATTTGCGATTCGTTTTTGAATTTCGACTGCAATATTACGAACTTTCCACGAACCCTCCAAAAAACGCTGCAATCGCTTCATAAAGGTATGCAATCATTTCATACTTTTTTGGCAGACTCCCTAAAAAATGCCAATTTTGCAGTGGGTTTCAACATAGCCCGCCATTTTATTCACATTAAAACACTGTTATAACATGACAAAAGCAGAATTAGAAAAGAAGAAAAAGCTCGCCAGAACATTATATATGGCAGGCAAGGATCAGAACGAGATAGCAGACCAGATAGACATCTCCCGTCAGACTCTCTCTAAATGGGCCAACCAGGAAGGATGGAAGGAGCAGCGGGCTGCTACAAGTGTGACTCGCCCAGAGCTGGTAAACAAGCTGCTCCATAGCATCGACACCCTCATTACCGATGTCAATGCTTCCGGTGACGCTGCGAAGATTGCCGGACTGGGTGACAAGCTGGCTAAAATGTCAGCCGTTATAGAGAAGCTTGACAAGAAGGCTAACGTAGTAGATGCCATCGAGGTATTTATGGCATTCAGTAAATGGATGCAGTTCCGGGCACAGAACGACCCGAATATCACACCGGAACTCCTCAAGACATTTAATTATTACCAGGATCTCTTCATCTCCGACAAGATGCAGAACGGTTTTTCCTGCGATCTTTAATACATATACATAATGGCAACACTAGCAGAAAAGAAAAAGGCCATAGAGGAATGGAAGGAGCACTGCAAGCAGATTGCGGCGCTCACAGATACATCGCTCATGGCTCCAGAAGGCAAGAGCGAGAAGGAAGCTCGCATCCACAGGCTACAGCAGAACTATGCTGCTTTCTGCGAGTATTACTTTCCTCACTTCCTGCAACTCAAGGACAAGACTACCGGAAAGGTGATCCGCACCATCCATAATGCGCCATTCCACAACCAGGCGGCAAGCAAGGTCAAGCGCACCGCTAACCTGAAGGCTGTATTCATGTGGCCGCGCGGTCATGCCAAGAGTACCCACATGGATGTATTCACCCCCTTGTGGCTCATGTTCCAGCCGCTACGCCTGATAAACTTCATGGTGGTAGTCGGCAAGAGTGAAGATGCCGCCTGCCGCCTCCTTGGTGATATCCAGGCAGAACTGGAGTACAACGATCGCCTCAAGCGTGACTTCGGAGAACAGAAGCCTGCCGGAGGAGACTGGACCGACGGAGAATTCAAGGCGAACTGCGGCGTTAAGTTTCTGGCATGTGGTCGTGGTCAGAGCCCCCGAGGTCTCCGTGATAGGGAAGCCCGCCCTGATTATATCGTCATCGATGACCTTGACGATGACGAACTCTGCAAGAACGAGAAGCGTGTACGTGAGCTTACGTCCTGGGTAAAGTCTGCCCTCTTCGGTTCTCTCGATGTTGGCCGTGGCCGTTTTATCATGGTCGGCAACCTGATTTCCAAGAACTCCGTACTCTATAACATCGCCAATACCAAAGGCGTTTTCCTGAGTAAGGTATATGCCGTAGAAAAGAACGGTGATCCGGTATGGAAGGAGAAATGGACACGGGAGGAGGTGGATGCCTACCGGGAATTCGTCGGTTACAGGGATTGGAATAAGGAGATGATGCATAACCCTATCATCGACGGTTCTATCTTCCGTCACGAGTGGATCAAGTACAAGCGTATGCCTAGACTCACCAGGTACGATGCCCTGGTCTGCTATACAGACCCATCCTGGAAATCCACGACTGCCAACGACTACAAGGCATGCCGCCTCTGGGGTAAGCTGGGTAGCGAGCTTCATCTGATAGACTGTTTCGTACGCCAGGCTACCACCGGAGAGATGGTGAGGTGGCAATACAACCTCTACGAAAGAGCCATGGAGCAGGGAGCCAGCATCCAGTTTTATATGGAAGCAAACCTGATGCAGGATACGGCTCTCGACGAATTCTACAAAGAGGGAGAGCTTCGGGGTTATCAGCTTCCGATATCTGCTGACAACCGGAAAAAGCCCGATAAGCTACAGCGTATCGAGAGCGTCGCCCCTTTATGGGAACGAGGCCTGGTATTCTATAACGAGAGTCTTAAAGACTCTGAGGATATGCAGGTAGGTATCGAGCAGACATTAGCCCTGGAACACGGAAGCAGAGCACACGACGATGCTCCGGATGCAGACGAGGGAGCCATCTTCATCCTTCAGCGACAAGGACGCGTCGATGCTTTCGAGCCACGCATTGGCAAGCGGAGATCTCCGAAAAATGGTTGGTAATTAAAAAGTTGTTTATATGTTTATTACTCAAGAAGATTTCAAGGTGGTGGCTTCTGAAGCCGCACTCAAGGTCATCACCCAGGCAGACGACGCTAACGCCGACAATGCCATTCAGGAAGCGGTGGAAGAGATAGCAGGATATCTCCGTCCTAAGTATGATTGCGGCAAGGTTTTCTCTGCCGTGGGAAATGACCGCAACCGACAGATAGTGATGTACGCAGCAGATATCGCTCTCTACAACATGATTGCTGCACAACCGCAGAGAATGGGCAGTGATGTGCGCAAGGAACGCTACGAGCGTGCCATCAAGTGGCTCGAAGGTGTTGCGGCCGGTAAAATCATCCCGGACCTGCCGATAGCCACTGACGAGGCTACAGGTGAGGCTAACACTAATGGCGTTAAGTGGGGGAACGGCCCTAACCGCCACTCCTGGTAATCCGTATTCAAGTTTAATATTCAAAAATAAAGCAAGATGAATCTATTTGACAAGACATTACAGGGCATCTACGACATCCGGCGTGCCGTCAAGGGTGAGCCACGGATGCTGCATACCAAGTTCGGAGACATCATCCTCGCCGACAAGACAACCCGCAGAAATGCCCAGCATATCATATCCAAGCTTCAGCGCACCACCGAAGCTCTTACCAAGAGTGATATCCAGAAATGGCGCAAGGCTTGGCAGCAGGCTATCAGCATAGAAAGTCCAAACAGACAGATGCTCTACGATATCTACAGAGATACCGCCACGGATGCCCATGTTACCGGATGTATTGGACAGCGCACAGGCTTCGTCCTTTCCAAGTCTTTTAACATCGAAGACAAAAGCGGAAAGCCTTGTGATGAACTCAAGCATTATTTCGACCAGGAATGGTTCTACGAATTATGCCGCCTTATTCTTGATTCCATCTATTACGGGCATTCCCTGATAGAACTGGGAGATATCAGGAAGGATGGAGACGGATGCCCTTGCTACTCGGAAGTAAAGCTTATCGACCGTAAATTCGTGATTCCGGAACATCATCGTGTAGTCACAGACCTCGGACAGGATTGGACTACAGGAATAGACTATAGAGAGCCGGAATGGTACAACAACCTTATCGAGGCTGGAAAACCAGACGATCTCGGGCTCTATCTCAAGGCTGCACTCCACGCCATCCCGAAAAAGAACGTTCTCGCAGCATGGGATGTCTTCAGTGAGATTTTCGGAATGCCTATGCGAGTAGCCAAGACTGCTTCAAGAGACAAGTCAGACCAGCAGCGCATCGAAGAAATGCTTAAGGGGATGGATATCGCTCCATGGGCATTATTCCCCGAAGGAACGGATATCCAAATCATCGAAAGCACCAAGAGTGATGCGTTCAACGTCTATGACAAGCGCGTGGATCGTTCCAACAGCGAAATCTCCAAGCTTATCATCGGGCAGACAATGACTATCGAGGATGGCAGCTCCTTATCCCAGAGCCAGACTCACCTCAAGGTGTTTGAAAACCTGGTCGAGAGCGATGCGAAGATGCTGGCAAGCATTATCAATAATCAGCTCATACCCCGTATGATCCGCCACGGATATCCGCTTCAAGGCTACCACTTCTCGTGGGACAAAAGCGTAGATTACACACCGGAACAGCAGATGGAATACGAGAAAATGATCTCCGACCGTTACGAAGTAGATCCTAAGTATTTCGCAGATAAATACAACATGCCTGTGGGCGAACGCATACAGCAGCCTGGACTGCAACTCTCCAGACCTTTTTTCGACTAAGCCCCGATGACTACAAGGGGCTGCACAGCCGATACGAATCCATCATTGGCAAAATGAATATCCAACTCACATCAGCCGACGAGAAAAAACTGAGATACCAGGAAATATCCTCCAGTTTCGACAAGCTGATGAAAGCGCTCTTCCGTCAACACGGCGCACACCTGGATATCAATATTCTGTCAAGCAACGAGGCCATGGATTTTATTCAGGAACACACCGATATCCTGGATTCCAGTTTCGAGAAGGTGGAAATGACCGAAAAGATGCGAGAGCGGTTAACCCGCTCCAACTATATCTTCTCCGGCATGAAAACCTTCCACGAGCTTAACGAGGCATTCCCTAGCTTGCTTGATGAGAATGGAGATAGAAAGCCGTTCGAACGTTTTTTGAATGATGTACGGAAGATTAACGAGACCTACAACAGGAACTACCTTCGGGCAGAATACGGTTTCGTACAGTCTTCTGCTACCATGGCCGCCAAATGGGAACGCTTTGCCGAGGATAGTGACGAATACTATCTCCAGTATAGAACTGCCCATGATGACAAGGTGCGACCGGAGCATGCTGCTCTCGACAGAGTAACACTACCGATGAGTGACCCTTTCTGGGAGAGCTACTACCCTCCAAATGGATGGAACTGCCGCTGTACGGTGGTCCAGGTTCTCAAATGGAAGTATGATGCCACGCCTCATGGTGAAGCGATGGACAGAGGAAAAGAAGCCTTAGACGGAGAGCGCTTTAATATTTTCCGGTTCAATAGCGGAAAGCAGGGCAAGGCGGTTCCTGACTACAATCCTTACACCATCAAGAAGTGTAATAGCTGCGATGTAGCGAAAGGTAAGAACGTCAATCTGGCACTTCCGGACAATCAGTTGTGCGAAGCATGCAGAAGGCTACACAAATGCGCTATGAACACTGAGGCATCACGGCTCTGTACCGAGAAGAAAGGTTATATAAAAGAATCCACCAACTTCACAAAGTCTTCCAATTCCTTACAAACAGGAAAGTATTTTCAGACCAGAGACTCTCTAGAACTTGGTCTCAAGCATGCCCGTACGATAGAAGAAATCAACGCCTTCAAGTGGATAGCTAGCCATCTGGACCAACTCTCTTTCATACGTTTCAGCCCACTGGGAGAAGTAAAGGATATGACATCCGAAAAAGACATCAAGAATGTAGAGAAGAAGAGAAAAAGAGGCGCCACTGGTTACAATGAGTACGAGATACATATTGACGGCGAAGTCTGGAAGCTGAAAACAGAAATAAGGAAAAATAGTAGGGAAACACTCTACATAGCATTCAAAAAGAAATAACCCCAGCGTTTCCTGCGGTCCTTCACATGGGCCATTAGGAAACACCAGGGTTATCCGGATGCAAAGATACAACAAATATTTTAAACAAGCAAGAAAATGAGAAAAAAAAATCAAAATGGCGAGTGTCATCACGACACCCGCCATTTTCTTTTAAATATGAAAAACATTTCTAATATTAGATCGCTCGTCTTCGCATATAAGCGCCTAAAAACATAATAAAAAAATAAATTAACAACATAATTCCCTATAACTTACAGAACCTAATATAATAGTATATATGAATTGAAAGAAATTTATCTCGCCGTGCTCCAGGACTTGAGATACTTTACCCTGAAAACATCAATGTTCTCGTACAACTCTTCATGGCTCCCATTGGATAGAGTCTGCCTAGGATAATACCCATCAAACGATTTGCTTCTAATACCTTCCAGCGCCTGCCAGATTTTGTCAGTCAACTGCCAAGCCTCTATAGGCGCATTTTCGCTCCAGTCTATCACCGTATGCAGTTTGATATCCCCGTTACCTCGGAGAGCGCCCTGTATCGTTGTCCAGTCTATCACTCCCAACTCTATGAATACTGCCGGGCGCTGCCACGGCTCGTCCTGATCTGCATAAACTACGTTCTCGTTCCACAAATCCACATGTTTCACCTCGGGAATATTTTTCAGCTGCTCCACGAGTGCAGCGTATAATTCTTGTCTTGGATCCATATCTTGTTTATTTAAATTTGAAGTCGTTCTCAAAATAAGAAGTAAGGTTGTCTTCTATAATGCGCCTCACGTCTTCCTCCACCTCGGGGCTCATGCCCAGGAATTGACGTTTAGGAATCTTGATAACCTTTCCTTCCTTCATCAGAGCCATCGCTTTCCAGAACTCTGCTTCCGTTCCAAGCTGTCGGTTCTTCTTATTGTTACGAAGCTCGCCGTTTTTCTTTCTGCCAAAACCGCCTTGTGCTTCATTATATTTAGCCCAGAAGTATCTTTTCATCCTGGCAGTAACCTTTATTTCTCCTCCTTCATTATGGATGGCAGCATAAGGAAGATCGCTATAGAAAGTAATGCTGCTTTCATCGCTTCTACTGCTGATGCTTTTTCTCAGCGCTCCAGTATCAACGAGAACATGGCCACCGGGGCGAAGCGGGCTTCTTCTTCTCGCCCAGGCTTTGGTAAAGAAAGCCTGCCTCTCAAAGTTCTGGTCAAACTCATCACTGATACCGATTCTAATATCCTTCAGAATGCGGCCTATTACCGTCTTCAGTTCTTTCTCTGTTGCCATAGCCGTCGTTATCTATGAAATTCAGGAACAGCTCCTCTTGCTGAGGAATCTTATTGTGAGGGTCGGCGCTCGCATTCAGGACATTGTAGAACTGGCGCTCCGAGATAGCGTACACCGGGTACACGTAACGCCGCCAGATCTCCCTGTTAGGGACTCCCAGCTTGGCGTAGCGATCGAAGATACGGTTAATCTCCGTCACCCGCTTCTGATAACTCAATCCGCGGTTATTCCTGCATTTTCCATTCCTCATCGAGGGCTGTTCCTTTCTTTCGATTTAAAACATTATAACAATAAATAATCTAACTTTAGATACGACAGAAGCTTGGTTCTATGCGATGCCAGACACCCGTCTTCTTATCTCGCTTCCAGAAGTAATAGTTGGTTGCATTCTTCTGCACTACATTGCTCTCCTGGAAGAGCTTCATGATTTCCGAGTACTCCGGATCATTGAACTTATCCTCCAGCTCGTAGAGCTTGGAGATACTCTTGTAATCGAGATCTCCCGCCTGGTTGCGCTCCAGCAGCGTCATTGCCAGCTGATACATCGGATCATCGGTTCCCTTCTCGCTCTTCTTCATGTAGTCCTTCAGAAAAGCCACCAGTCGCTCCGCTGCAAGGTCGGCACGCTCATCAAATCCCTTCACGCTGTTGCAGCTGATCTGCAAGCGAAAATCATCACTAGTGATTGTGTAGTTCTTCTGCTCATCGGTTTTCACCTGACCATACTCTCGCATCAGCTTGATAAAGGCGGAAGACTCATCTCTTAGCCATACCTTAAAACCCTTGACGTCTGCGGTAACGTTAACAAGCATACCTTCCACCTTGTGCATAAACTCGCCTCGCAAGCCCTCGTAGGCATCACGCTTGTTGATGCGCTCGTTTTTTGCTTCGGCATTCAACTGAGCAAGAAGAAATGCCTTCTGCTCTTCTGACAGCTGACTAATGTCAACTGGGGAGCTGCCCTGCTTTGCGGCCGCCTGCTCCTGTTTGTTCTTTTCCTGTTCCATTTTCAATAAATATTAATTTTATATGATTGGTATTAACACCTTCCTGCTGTTTCAGTCCTCCCTTTCGCTTGATGGCTCTCAGCTTCACGCTCAGCTGCTCCAGTTCCGAAATGGTGATCAGGGCAAAATCCTTACCCGCAATCCTCGGATGACGGCAGAACTCGTTGATGCGGTTCCAGTCCTTGGTGTCTATCCCGAGTTCCTGCATCAAGTGCAGGCAGATGCTTCGCCAGTGTTTGCGCTGGTCACCATAACCAAGCATGTTCTCCAATGCCTTGCAGCATTCCTTATACTCCCGCGCCCTCATCTCATGAAGATGTGTTGTGCGCCCATTCGTGTATTGGCTCACGATAGCCGCCTTAGCCTCTTCGTCATCGCCGTGCTTTGGCAACTTATTAAACGAGGCGTAGAAACGATGGTAGTTTGCAATCGGTCGTGCCATAAACTTCCCTCCTTGTTAATCTGCAATCGATAGATCATAAGCCGAGACTCAGCTTATAGTCCTGATAATGCTCTCGCGCTTCATGCAGGGCGTTAGGCAACGCTTGCGCAACCTCAATCTCCTTCAATATCGGGATATCATCCAGACAGAGATATAGCCCGCTCTCAAACTCCCTTACCAGTAATCGGTGCATCGCCTCACGTCTTACTTCCTTCTCACGCTTCAGCACCTGCTGGCGATGATACTCCTCAGTGGTCTTTTTCCACCATTTCTTAATCGAATAAATAATCTTTTTCATGTTCTAATGAATTGTTTATGGGTTTATAATTCTGTCGCAGAAGCACCTTTCTACACACTATCGAGCAGATAATCATCACTGTCCAGATATTCATTCTTCAGTGCATCTGCATTCATATCGCAGAGCTTGGAAGCAAGCTCGTCATACATCATTGCCTGGTCAGGATAACTGAAATCCTTAGTCTTTTTCTTGATGTAGGCGATGATATCTTCTACTGTTTCATCCATGTTTCTTCGGCTTTTTGTAAGTTACATTTTGATACCCATGCCATTTAATGATTCTCGTTGCCCACATCAGACTCTTGGTCGTAACGACATAGCTACCGGGAGTCTTTGTTGATCTGCGCACGCTCAAATCGCAGGTGTAGTTACATTCCATCCAGTCATCCAATACCGAGCTGCATTGTTCCTTGCTCAGCAGCAGGTAGATGATGTCACCTTTCTCGTAATCCCCGAGACAATCATTCACTTCACTCATAAGCTTTCAAATTATAGATTATTGCTTGCCTGAATAAGTCCGTCCTCCCATACCTTAAAGGTGGCTCCGGCTTCTCCTATGAATCGACCCTGGCAGACAGCCTCATAGCCGACGACTCTTACTTTCACGCCCGCCATGTATTTTAGCCTGACGGCAGGCTTACCCAGTGGCTGGCTCTTCGCCTCCTGCGAGATGAAGATAAAACTCTTCTTCGGGAACTCTTCCACCAGGGCTTCCACCTGTGCATATTCCCAATGTGAGTACTGGAACGAATCCACGATGATGAACTTAGGTCCCTTGTGCTGCTTGAGCATCTTTTTCAGGTTCTCCAGATCTGAATCGATGCAGACTCTGAACTTGCCCTGTTCTTCCTCCATGTGGAAACGCTGGATGCGTTCCTTGAAACTCATGCTTACCTTCTCCTCGAAGGAGCAGTAGAGTACTATTCCGTATTCACAGAGCTTCTTGGCAAGCTGCATCACGAACGAGCTCTTGCCGCCAGCCGACGGACCCGAGATAAACCAGGTGTCATACATATCCGGCTGTCCGAAGCACCGTTCCCACTCTCCACCCCAGGGAATAGGCTTATAAGTCATCTTCAGTATCTCCCTGGGGCTGTATGCCCGCTTAACCATGGCTGGCCTCCCCGGAAGCTTCAGCAGCGTTCTCTGCTGCTATCTTGAGCTTCTCTATCTCGGTATATACTCGTCTCAGCCCGCCCTGCGTTTTTCTTACGATGGTAGGAATGTCTGCATCGGCTGGAGCATTCACCTTGGCAACGATGGAAGCCTGCTTCATCAGGAACTTCTCCCGCTCCTTGCCGTCATCAGGAGTCACCTTGGAGAATCTGCCTCCGTAGCGGCTCAGCATCTCTGTATATCCTACTTTCTTGCAGTCGATGCTGCGGTTGATCTTCTCCTTCAGGCCATCGGCGCCCATCATATACCATCCACAGCAATGCTCCGTAGCGTTCCACAGCGCCTTCAGCTCCAGGAAGGCTTCATACTGCAAGTCTCCTGCCTCGTCGAGGATGATAAGCGGGTTGTTCAGTGTGCGGAGATAATATACCAGATCTTCATACACATCGCTGTAGGTTCCCTTGTTGTCAGTACCAAACTCGGTGGCTATCTTACGGATCAGTCTGCGCTTGGTCTTCACCTGCGAACAGTCGATATAGACGGCATTCTCGTGGCAGCCGATGTAGTATTTGGCAGAGTATGTCTTGCCGATGTTCGGCTCATCACAGAGAATCATGCTCAGAGAGGAGAGCTGCGCAAGCTCCAACTGCTTCTGGATGAACAGGAAGGTGAAGGTATTGGCTGGCTTCCATTCTATCTCGTGACGGAGGTTTACACCCAGGCGACGGGCGATGCGCACCCAGTTGGCATCAGAAAGAGCCTTGTCCAAGGCGCCCTGCTTCACCATGCTATACACCGAAGTGGATATTCCGAGGGATGTAGCGTGCTTGGCATCCGAAGGATAATTGGCGCGGTTCTGTGCAATCGCAGCCAGAATCTTTTTCTTTTGTTCTGTTGTAATCATAATCGTTTATTGTTATAAGTTTATTCTAAGTCGATTCTTACACCTGGTCGAACGCCATCGCTATCGCCAATGCGTTCTCGTCTTCTTCGGATATTGAAGATGTACCTTGTAGTACTTTACCAGCTGTCTGTACTCGGAAATCGCTATCGGGAACATCGGATGTATAAATATCCATCCCAATCGGCTTCGCAGCGAGCTCTCCAACCTCTTTCTGTTGTTCTTCTTCATAATCCTTACTATTGTGTATTCCCAACCTAGGAACCAGGTTCCTGTTGGTGTAGTTCATAAATTCCTTGACCTTCTTCTGCTGATGATAGAACTTCTTCTTGTCCTCCTCGGTCTGTTCTGCCATCACTCTGTTGTAGGTTTCCACCCGCTCTACCTGGTCGATGAATCTGTCTCCCTGGAAGATGAATACATCCTGCGGCTTTCCGTCCTCATCCGGCAGGTAGTAAGCGGTAACCTTGTAATTATTGGGAGCCAGGCGCTCCAGTACGTCCGGCTTGCTCAGCCACCAGTCTTCATAGGCCACTCTTACCGTAGAATTGCGTCTTACAGA